AAATGTTTGGAAGAGAACGTAGATAAGTTTGTAAATTTTTTGAGTTGCTTATTTTTCTAACTTTATTTATAAATAGAATGAGTTTTACACGCCTTCAATATGATACATGCACATACAAACAAGAACTTGGAGATAACGTGAGTGTTTTAGGATATTTATTGGATACAGTTAAATACCAACATTGTTCTCCTTGCCGTTCAGAATTGGGAACCGTTGGTGGAAACAATGTGTCTCAAGCAAATGGAAACCTTATTGATCTTGAAAATGACCTTTTTGGAATTAACAGAGGTCATTCTCGTTGTGCAGGAACACGCTTCTTGCCACGGGCAGATGAGAAGGTGCAAGGAAAGGATTTATATAAACAAACTGCATTTCCTATTGTTGACACCGCCCCAAAGCATTTGCGTTCTTGCCAGTTCTTTGACTTGCCTGAAGTTCCTCAACCACCTGCATTGAAACGGTTTTCATGCTCAAAGTAATTGCGAATGTTTAGGAAAATCCTTTATTTTTTTGTGTATTTAAGATAAACCTATAATGAGCCTCACAGGTTTGCCATATGATGACTGTGCATACACTCACAAATTGAGCGAAACAGTTGGTGCAGGTGACTACATGTTGAACACTCCTCGTCCTTGTAATCCTTGTTTTGTTGTGTCTCCAGGTGTATTTGTTGATAGATTTGGGGCATCTTTGTGTGAGAAGGAACTTGTAGATGTCAACAGCGAGTTGTTGAATATAACACGAAAAGCAAGTGACTGTCCTAGTAAGAAGTTTCTTCCAAAGGCAGAGCCCTTTTGTAATCCAACACACTACAAGGAGTGTGAATTCTTGACGAGAGAAGACACATTGATCAGTAACCCAAAATGCACTGGGAAAGAAACTACAGTGAATAGATGGGAGTGGTTGTGTAGAAATCCTCAAGACTATGCAATTCGCCCTTTTGAATGGTTTGTTCCAAACAGAATTATTGTAAAAGACGACCACAGACCATGCCTTCCTAAACCTGTTTCTCAACAACCAGCTTTACCACCTGCACAAAGTTCAGGCTGTCCATCAACCTTGGATGAACAATTCAAAGAAGGTGAATGGATTAGGAATGTGCCTAAGCAAAAAGCACCTCCTGTTGGTAGTCTTTATGCCACAACTTGTGATAATGTCCGTAGGCTGTAAGTTTGCAAAATACAATGTGCAAAGAGTATTTTGAGAACTTTGAATAAAAAATATATTCTATAGATATAATACAAATGCCTGCGGACAAAAAACGTTCTTTCACAATCCAGGGGAGTGACATTACTTTTGAGGGTGGCAACTATAAGGGAGACACACCAAAGGCTGCTGCAAGGAAAGCTGCTAAGCGCCTTTTTGCTCTAGCCAAGGACAAGAACTCCCCTTATCACAAATACCATAATTTGGTTACTATTAAATTCATTCTACGTGAAAAGACACGTGGTTCAGATAAGAAGACATACTTCTATGAGGCCAATGTGCATGAACTAAAGGGTGATGAAATCAAGTACATCAAGGTGAAGTCTCCTGATAGTGAAGATGCCGATGAACAAGGTTATGTGCAATATCCAGTCACTAAAGAGATCAAGGTTGCAACTTGTACTGAGCCTCATTTTTCTCATTAGCGGATTGATTTAAATACTGCCTTTTCTTTTTGCAATATTCTACAATATGTAGAGTGGAATTGTTATTTATTGGAGTTGCAACATGTTCTTTGCTCACCTTTGCAATATATTGCCCAAAATATCTTGTTATCAAACGCCTAATTTCATTACAGGACATTCCTTCCTGTATTCATCAGTATGTTGTTATATATGCAAAAAATATTGTTATTAAGTTATAAGTAAAATGATTGAGGTATATGTTCTTGCTACACTCGTAGCAATGGGGTATTTAATGAATAAAACGAGTAAACCAACAGATGTTAATTCAAAGTTATTAAACTTGAGAGAAATGCCATCTCAAGACAATATGTATTCTTCCCAGTTTTCCAAAAAAGTTGATGCATTTGAAAACCAACGTGCAACGAAAATGTATGAGAAGTCGTTGGATCCAGTGAAGAATAATGTCATATCAAGAAATTATGGTCTTGATAAGCCCAAGCCGAAAGTAAAATCTTTAACAGGAGAATACATTGATGTTGAAAGTTTCACTCACAACAACATGGTTCCCTTTTTTGGCGGCAATATCAAACAGAATATGAATGAGCATTCTACACAAAGTATTTTGGAAACACACACTGGTATCAAAGAAACATTCAGGAACAAGGAAGAAGTTCCATGTTTATATGACAAGGTTAAAGACTTTAGTTATGTGAATGGTATCGACAACAAGGATGATTTCTATAGAGAGCGCTATGTTGAATCAAAGGTGAGAAACAATGTGGTTCCTATTCCACAAGTTCGAGTTGGTCCAGGTATTGGTCAAGGTTACACAGCAACTCCAACAGGAGGATTTCAACAATTGGACATCCAAGAGCTTATTAAACCTTATTACAAATCGGTTGATGATTTGAGAGTTGCTACGAAGCCCAAAGAAACATTTGAAGGAAGATTAGTTGAAGGGCAAAAAGGAAGAGAAAGAGGTTCATTACCAACCATTGTTAAGAACCGTGTTGATACTTGGTATGAACAGACTCCTGATATGTTATTGAAAACAACAGGAGCCTACACAAAACCGAGCGAAATACCTGAATTCAATGTCAAAATCACTCATCGTAATGAAACTACAAGGGAAACAATTGGTATCGCACAACATGCCGTTCCTAAAAGAAAACTTGATGAGTTTAATGTCAAGCCAACAAGCCGACAACAGTTTGGCGAATTTGGATTGAGAAACACCGCTTTGAATAAGTATGGTAAAGGTTCCAAGGATGATTATGGAAAGAGCACGATCATGGTTTACGCTAATGAACGTGATTTGACCACCACAAGAGTTTATCAAGGAAATGTCCAATCTTTAATCAAGGCCATCATAGCACCACTACAAGACGTTATGAGAATAAGCAAAAAGGAGCATGGAATTGATAATCCGCGCCACTTTGGTAACATGAATGTGCAAGTTCCTGACAAACCAACTATGTATGACCCTAACGATATCGCAAGGACAACAATCAAGGAAACATTACTCCATGACGAAATGGGGATGGGTGCTGTAACAGGTCCTAAGAGACTCAGCGTGTATGATCCTGAAGAGATCGCAAAGAGGACATTGCGTGAAACATTGGATAGAATGGACTACGAGACTAATCTATTTGGTGGTGCTTACAGGGGACAAGTGTATGACCCTGATGAAACAGCGCGAACAACCATGAAAGAAACATTGGTTGAAGAAACACACGAAGCGAACATAGATAGACTTGAAGGTATGGGAACATACGTCAATGACTATTTTGCCAAAAATACCCAAAAACAATTTATTAGTGACAAAGATTACTATGGTGTTGCTAATCGTCAAAATGCTGATGCTTATAAGACAACTGAATACGATGCGAAGAACACACAAAAACAATTCATTAGTGATAATGATTATTATGGAACAGCTTCTTCAGCCTATGAGAAAAAACAGATGTCCAAAGAATATATTGATAATGCAGTAATCTCTGATAGAAAAGAACAAATACTATATGGCAGAGAACCAACCAAGTCAGGAGCAAAGGTCACAGTTAATGGAGATATGTTGAATGTCGACTTCAAAAGACCCCAGACGGAATTCTTGGCACAAAGAGAGACTTTGAATGTTGATAGACAAATTCAAGCAAACGTTATACCAACCACGGATAATATTAACTTTACAAAGGATAGAAAACTGCAGAACACCCCAGATGAACGTTTAGATCCATCTCTATTGCATGCATTTAACAACAATCCATACACCAAGTCATTATCATCTTATTAGAGTGCGTAATACGCATATTTATTTTTTGTATAACTGTTGTAATGGATTACAAGTTTGTTTTGCATACTCAACGTAATGAGCTAATGCGGAAACTACAGAAGTCTACGGTACCGTTGTTCGTTAGTGGTATCTTTAGTATCTATGAACATGTGAAGAAAACCAACAAAGTCAAAAAGTATTTGTTGAAGGAATTTCAGAAAAGTTTGGTAGATATCTCTGTTTGGTCAAAGGAGCTTTTGCGCAATGAACATACGCGTTTTGAGAATGCATTTTCAATATTCAACAAAGTTGTTGCAAAGATTTTTGATTTACAAATGGGTATGCATGGTAAGAAGACATCACCTATTGACAGTGTTGATTTCCTTCATCAATGCTATTTAAATATAGCAAGAAGTATATGGAAACAACCGTTCCTTGTCTATGATGTTGGCGTTGACAAAATTGTTGTTCAGAAAAACAAGTTGAAAGTAGAGAAAATAATAAGTGATTGTATAAGGGATACGTTTGACCATTTCTTGCCTTTTGATGATGATAATGCCATTGGAAATGACATTGGAACAGTAGCAGATAGAGATGCTGAAGCGGAAGTACATGACGATCACATTCAAACACACAATCAATCAATTGAGCAATGGGAGGAAGATACCGTGTATCATCCTGAAGAACAAGTAGAACAACATGAACCTTTTACAGAGTTTGAGGAAGAGTGCGCAAGCACAATCAGTGTTGATGACATCAATGACATCAATGACACCAACGAGACTCATCATGAGACAGAATCATGCAAGGACGACTTCGAAGAACAATATTCGTTGGAAGAGGAAAGTGTCGATGTTGACATTGATAATGATGATTTATATGATGAGGCTTCAACTGACATGGATGCTTTATCAGATAATGAAGATAATGTTGTTATTCAACCAGATACACAACATTTACCAGATGTGCAAAACACACAAGATACATTTGAAACATTTGATACACAATTTACACAAGGTGCACCAGACACACCAGATGTACAAGATGTACACAGTGACTTTTCAGTTGTAAAACTGGATGAGAATGAGAGCAATAACATTCCTCAAACAAATAAAGAATTCAATAATACACACGAACTAACTGAGCAAAACCTCAAGACTATTGATTTACAACCATTTCACACAAACCATGTGCATCCCAGCACAGATATCATTACACCAAGAGATAAACCAAGCGATACACCGACAGATACTCCAAGAGATAACGTTAAGATTGTGACTTATGATGAAAAAGCTGGCAAAGTAAAGTCTCTTTTGTCACTAAAGAAAAAGGTCAAGTCTTCAATGCTCAATACGCATATACAAAATCCATCGTTCTTTTGACATGAATATTTTCTATCTATTACACAAATCAATAAAATGATATCTCCGCTTTATTTCTCACTGTGTAATGCTGTTATTGTCACATTGATACTATTAGCCTTGAAATCCAAGGAACATACTGAGTCGAATACAACTTACGGTATTCGTATATTTGTTGTAGTCTTCATTACGTCATTTGTATTGTTTTCATATATGTGCGACACTGGTTCAGGATTGAACCAAGAAATTGATGTTGGAGAACCACCATTCTAGATAGTTGTCTTTGCCGCTCTTTCAATATTCTTTATTGTTTTTGAAACAGCACATGCTCATTTGTTTGTATATAATAAAAACATGTCTGTTGAAAACTCTCCACACTTTTGTGATTGCATAACTAAACATATATACTTCAAGGTTTTTGTTATGTTTGTCTTGTCAATGTTGATCACCTTTGCTGATGACGTTGATGTTTTATACTCCAAATATACATTTGTTTTGTGTATACTTGTGTTTATGCTGTTAATTTTGACATATCCAAATGAATATGGTGCTATCATCCTGTTGATGCTACTTATAATCCTAATCTATAACAATACCTTGCGTAGTCTTGCTATGCAAAAATATTTTTCTAAATACTAAAGATGCAACTGCAACTTCGCAAATTTGATGTGTCTGCAATACCTGACGATAAATGCATTGTTTTGATAGGAAAACGTGGAACAGGAAAAACAGAACTTATCAAAGATATATTATATTACAAACGTGACTTCCCTATTGGAACTGTTATAAACCCTACAGAGAGTGCAAACAGAAATTTCAGCTCTATGGTTCCTCCTGTTTTCATTCATGAGGAGTACCGTCCAGAAATCATTGACAATGTTCTCAAGAGACAAACAATGATCATCAAAAAAATATACAAAGAAGAACAGATGTACGGCAAAAGCAAGATTGACCCAAGAGCTTTTTTGATTTTGGATGATTGTTTATATGACAATACATGGAAAAAGGACAAAAATATTAGATATATCTTCATGAACGGAAGACATAAACGCCTTTTATTTATGGTTACGATGCAGTATGTTTTGGGAATCAGTCCTGAATTAAGAACCAACGTGGACTACATCTTCATCTTGAGAGAAAACATTTATGCCAATCGCAAGAGGATTTACGAGGCCTTCGCAGGTATGTTCCCAACGTTTGAATGCTTTTGTTCCGTCTTGGATGCAACCACCGAAAACTATGAGTGTTTAGTTATAGACAATACAAGTAAGAGCAATAGGTTAGAGGATCAAGTATATTGGTATAAGGCGGGAATACACGAACCTTTCACTATTGGAAGCCGAGAATTGTGGGAATTGCATAACCAATTTGAAGATGATGAACCTGAAGAAGAGTTGTTTGACATTTCTCAATACAAGAAAAAGAAGAACACACCGTCTTTGAGTGTGAAGAAGACTTACTAAAAGGGTGTGGGTCAGTTTCACACCCTTTCTATTATCAATAAGTATATGTGTATAAGGGTGTGATAAATATTTAAGAGATTATGCAACACATAGAATTACATATACAATGGACATAATAAAAACATTTCAAATGGAGGGATTGGAGAAAGATATACTTATAAAGGGAACACATAAAAATCCAATGTTCAAAGCAAATGATGTAGCTGACTTATTAGACATCAAACACATACGTTCGGTTATTAATGAGTTTGATGAAACTGAAAAAGTAAGCATTTCTATAAAAACAGCGGGTGGAGAGCAAATGGTTAACTTCCTAACAGAAAGCGGTTTATACTCACTTATTTTCAGATCCAAGAAACCAGTTGCCAAACAGTTTAAGAAGTGGGTATGTGAGGTTATTAAGCAAATTCGTCTAAATGGTGTTTATCAGTTGGAACAACAATTGAAGGAAAAAGAGGAAGAGAATAACCAATTGAAAATGCAGAACCAGAACTTGTTGGATGAAGCACAACGTGTCACTGCTATGGACGGCCAAAAAGTCATCTACATATATGATACTGATGCAAGAGTGCCATTGTCAAACAACAAGAGAACCCTAAAGATCGGCATCACAGAACATCTACAAAAAAGGATTAAACCTTACAAACAAGTAACTCCTTTTGGTCGTCTCATTTTCCATGTTGAGTATTCTTGTGACAACCTGAGGACTGCTGAACAATGGCTACATGAACTTCTCAAACCCTTTCGACAAATAGGAGAAGTATTTGAGATTGAACTTGACATCGCAAAAAAATGGCTCACACTTGTATCAAATGTCACCACAATTTCTAATAATCTTGATCGCACAGAACTGGAAAGGCAACTAAGCCAGATGGTGGACTGTAGTAATAGAGTCCTCAAGAAGAACGTAGGCACAGCAGCATATGCAGAAGCCTGCACACAAACGGAAGAGCAAATGTTGGCAATTGATGAGCAACCACAAGTCCAAGGAGAGGATCCAGTAATTTCACGATTTGAAGAATTCATAAACCAATGTTGTGTCTTGGGATCGTTGAAAGAAGTATCTTCAACTGATGTTATAGGTAAATATCGACTGTGGTCAAGAGCAGTCGACAAAGAGACTTACCATAAACTAAATGACTATTTGCATACTCATTTCCGCCACATAAGACTGAATGTCCCAAACAAGAATCAAGTTGTCAATGGTTTTCGTGGTTTGACCCTTAAAGAAGATGACAAGTTCACACTATCCTTTTCACCCACAGACTACGAACTTTTTCTGGCGCATGCATGTGTGTTTACACCAAGTGCAAAGGTACTCATGACAGAGGTATTGAAAGAATATGAAGAATGGGGAGCATCAGTTGGCAAAGTCGTAAATGCAAAAGAGTTGAAAGACTTTCTACATACATCCCAAAGAGTGCTTGTTGCTAATGTTTGGACAAACTCAGGAAATGGACAAGGTTATTATGGCATCACACTAAGAAAGTATGAAAACCATCATAGGAAAGCATCATCTACTGCTAAACAGGTGTCAAAAAGAAATAGCACTGGAGATGTTATTGCAACATGGAGAACAATCGCTAAGGCAGCTCAAGATGAAGGCATGCCTGCAGCAAAAATGAGTAGAGCAATAAAGTCAGGAACACCCATCAATGATTTCATCTTTACGATTGCATGATTATTTTTATGAAAAATATCAATGCTATAAAATTGATATATTATCTTGTTGATATCCTATTATATGTTTCATTAGAGTATCTTCAATGATCAAGCTTACTCATCCGCCATTGGTTAGACAATGTTGTTTCATGCGCCCAAGGCGCACTGTAAGGATAGGTGTAGCGCACCAAGCTTTACCAGTGAAGATTGTCCGTGTAACTGTGGAGAAGATGATAGAGCGCATCATACACATATCGCAACCAAATCATTTCTGGTATGGCGGTCATACTGAAACATACTGTATTGGGGTTGATGATGGAGACGATGGGTTTATCATTCTTGCAGCTTCATGTATTGTCCTGATACTTATACTATATATTCTGCTTGTTGTTCTAAGAAAGTATGAAAAAGAACATGACAAATGTTAGTTGTTGTCGCGTCTTCAATACAAAATATGGTAGCAATATAGTTGTTTTGAAGCAAAAATTGAAAGCATTTGATAATGACAAAGACATAGATGTATAACAGATACAATCTAAAGATGGACTTCTCAAGATGGATAGTTAAACCTCGTTTGGCAATGAAGGAACCCAATTACGGTGCAATCCTTTGTACAAAATTGGACGGTGTTGCACACTTTGCTCTTGTAAGAAGACGGTCAAGCTACGGACTTATGAACATACTTCGTGGAGATTGGAAACGTCAATATTTTGGAGAATTAAGCACGTATGAGAAACTTGAGTTACTACGTGTTTGCGAATTGCAAGATGGTTGGGAGTCTGTTTTTAGAGAGTTATGTATTTTGATAGCTGAACCTGTTAACACACCAAAATTTTACAATTATCGTGAAAACTTTATAGAACACAGGCAACAAGTTAAAGAACTTCTACTTTCAAGTCCTACCCTGTATCCATACGGAGTTTGGGATTTTCCCAAAGGAAAACGTGAGAAACGTGAAACATGTATTCAGTGTGCGGTTAGAGAATTGCATGAGGAAACCAACATATCTAAAAATGACATCAAGCTCTGTGACATTTCACTTCCAACAGAGAACTATCATGGTTGGTTATATCATTACTTTGTGTACACTACAACGGAAGATGTAGCAAACAACAAGGTAATAGATAAAGGTGAGATTTCGGATGTTGTTTGGTGTACATTTGAAGATGCTTCACGTCTCATCCCAAGTGTAATGAAAGAAAGACTAAGCATCCTAAACACAGTGAGGAATTATGTTGATGTTATGTTTTCAAAATAATTGTTTTTATTTGACACTTCTTATCATTCTAAGAAAGTATGAAAAAGAACATGATAAATATTAGTTTGTTGTTGCTTCTGGAACAACAGAAGTCTCATTGACAGGTTCTCGTCGTAGAATAGCGTAATCATCGTACACTTTATCCACCAAATACCATCCATTTTCCTTGAGTTCACTGAGGATCTCCATTTCCTTTTGGAGACATGCAATCATTTCGTCAATTGAAACAGAACCATCATAAATCCATTTACCCCTAATGGTGCATGAGTTTTCTTCATCAAAACTGTCATCCGTGAATTCTGTGCCTGTGTCTTCGATGTCATCAACATCTACAGCATCATTGGAACTTGAAATGACACTTTCACTGTAAGACATAGTTATCCTTATGAATACAAACAACCTTAAATACTTTTTACTTTTTGAATACGTTAATGTCCTTTGGTGGTGGAGGAATGGTCACATTTCTTTCAAACCATGGGCTCTCTTTATCAAACATTGTTTTGAACTTGGAGGCCACATCTGTATTAGCAATTTGTTCCTCATAATATGTTCGTGGAAGGAAACGATACTCAATGCGTCTGTTCTCTTGCAATGCATTGTATTTTTGTTGATAGATGCCATGCATCACCATGAAAACACCAACAACAAGTAGAAAGAATATGACTGACTTCATTTCTATTATATTAGAAACACTTTACAAAAAATAACTAAATTCAAGCCTCAATGTCTGGAACTGCTGTGGGTGTAGTGGGTGGTGTAGGTGGTGTGGGTGATGTGGTTGATGTAGCGGAAGTAGAAGTTTCTGGTGCGGGTACTTGGGTTTCTGTGATATCTTGGATGACTGTAGATGAAGTTGACGCACCTGCTTCATCTGTCTTGCGGTCAACCCATGTATCATTCTCCATATCTTTCTTGACCTTCATAAACTGCAATTCATTCTTTCTCTCTTGGTAAAACACATCCTTCTTTGTCTGGTTCTCCTTGTAATGCTTCATCAAGGTATTCAATTGTGTTTCATTATACTCTTGGTTCTGAATCTCGTCAGGATTTGGGCTCCATGGACACCATACACCCATCTCAGCAACATACACATGGAATTTACCGTCTAACTTCTTGAGGACTTCGGCACGGATTTGCGCTTCCCTTAGAGTATCAAAAACACCTCGTACTTTGAGACCACGGATACTTGTTTGAAAGTTATTCTTCTCATCATATTCCTTTTGAAGTTCTTCTTGGTTGTTGCTCACATAAAAGTTGAACTCTTCTCCAACTGCATTTTCATTAAAGAGATATGGATACCTGTCTTGCATAAGACGTAGATTGTCCTTATCCTTTGGATACCTTACAGACAGACCATCAAACAGTTCCTTCATCTCCTTCGAAAAATAGTTAATAAACCTTTCAAAGAAAAAGTGTTCTTTTTTCACTATGACATCCTCAGGAGAAATGAATGATAGACAGACATAATTTTGACCACGAAGAGGTGGATCGGCTTCCAAGTAATCAACTTCACTTACTGGAACAAGATTGTGGTTAGTGGTTGTCATGACAAATAACAATAATATAAATATCTCTCTTAAACTGCTTAAATAAAGAAACTATTTAAAAATAATAATGCAAATAAAAGGCTTGAAAAAATTTCTTTATTAAAAATATACAAATTATAATGAGTACCGTCGATGTTAAGGAACTTACCGTGCGTATTTTGAAGTACATCCTTGAGGGTGCTGTTGTTGCCATTGCTGCTTGGTTGATCCCCAGCAAGAAGCCCAATGTTGAGGAAGTGCTAACCCTTGCTTTGGTCGCCGCTGCCACATTCTCCATTCTTGACCTGTTCCTGCCAAGCATCTCCGCATCCGCCCGTATGGGTGTTGGTCTGGGCATTGGTGCCAGTCTGACCCCTCTGGGACGCGGACTTGTCGCATAAATAATGATATAGTTTGTTTATTTGTTTCGTCTTTTTCATGGCTTAAAAACTGACACATGAACAGTTTTCAAGTAAACCACAATGGTTCTTACAAGACTTGCTAAGAAGGCTTCAAAGCACCTTGCTCAACCATATGTAAAAACAATAACAAGAAAAAGAGCGCAACGGGTTACTCCAAAAGTTTGTTATAGTTATATTGTCAAAGAACTTCGACAATCTAACAACAGATTGCAACTATGTCAACAAGAAAAAAACATTGTGAGGCAGTGCTTATTATCAAAATATTATTTGTCCTCAATGCAATGGGCACCATTGTTAGAGAAACACATCAAGGAGAAGTTTAGTATATCAAGTCCAACAAATAACACAAGTGGGGATGGATGTTCTCCTAAGAAGAAAAACATTGAAATTAAAGTGTCGTTGGGAACAATGGATGGATCTTTTAACTTTGTGCAGATACGACCTGACCATCATATACATTATTATTTATTTCTTGCATACGATGTATATTTTGGAAAAGAAGGCAAAGTATATTGGTTCTTGTGCAAACCTCATGAACTATATAGATTGCTCCCACAGTATGGCACATATGCTCATGGGACTATCTCTAAACTTGGAAAAATAACACAGCAAAATCTAAAGGGACGTAACATTGAGTATGCCTTGAGACCATCACCACGAGCACAAAAAACCTCAAAGCAATATACACTTTGGCAAGTTATGCTAAAGCGGTTCCAAAGCACAGAGGCGTCTATCCACAAGCTAATATAGATGTTTATATTATTATAGGTATGATTTGCATGTCAAAACGGTTGAGTGGAAACAAGGCTCTAAATAGCGTCAGGACACGAGGGAACCAAATACGATATTTACGTTGTGTAGAGTATACAGATACTTCTGTATTGTTTGACTATATTGACTTATACACAAAATATTTGTGTTTACATGATGCACAACAGTGTTTGTCTACAGTCATCATTCCACCCATGCAAGAACAAGTCAAAGTTGTTCAGTCTTTCCATAACATTCTTCAAGATATTGGTAGAGTTCATGATCTACAAGGTGTTATTTTGAAGCTCATTATAAATCATGATGACACAGCATTAGATGCTCTGACTACAACTCTTGAACAATACAATAATGATATTGATGTAATTCATGCAATCATTGATTACACAAGGGATTCGTCGATGCCATCAAACGATTTAACCTCAACCACAATGTAGTTTATTATCAAAATGGCGTTCAGGTATCAACATTTACAAAAAATAAACCAAACATACTTTCAACATTTACAAAATGCTTTTAGTTATGCTGCACAATGTCAAAAAGCATCATTATACTTTATGGTTCATGCAATATATCCAGATGTATTTGTTGATAATGGTTCTACTATGGTGAGGTGTCTTAACGATGTATTGCAAAAAAGTGCAAAATACAACAGTGAAAAGACTACGAAGTGATACCTCTAATTCATCACTTAGTTTTGCTGGGGAGAAACACATTCATCTTACAATCGCATTTTGGGCAGTTGCCAGACATCATGCGTCTTCCATTAGCCGTTGTTTTTTCTTGAGGTTGCGAAATAGTTTCTTTACTCTTGCAACGTACACAATAAGCTTCCATGGCAGTGTATATATTGTTTATAGAGAAAAAAGAAGTTCTCAACACCCAAAACATTAACTTGACTGTTGTGATTGCTTCTGTCGAAACATATCAACCAAAGTTTCCACTGCCTCTGCCTCAAGGTACGAGTTCATCACATACATGAGATTGACCGAAACCGTTTTCTTTCGCTTGACAGTCTTGGCTGCCCTAACGTTCTTCAACTTCTTGATAACAATCCTTACAATCGGCATCTTGTTGTTGATTTTGTATTGTTTGTCATATGATGTGTATCTGTTGTAGTTTATTGTTATCATATTTTGTGTGTTTAGAGTTATTCTGTGAGTAAATTGTTTTAGTCAATAACATTCATAGCAGTGTTGAACATGCTACTATTCCTTCCTTGCTTGTTACCTATTGCATTTCCAAGTACATCTGCAAGCTGCTTGACACCCTTTGATTGTGTGTAAAGTATGCATGGACCCTTGAAACTCATGACAAGCCCCTCGCTTGAGAACCAACTTCCTATAATACTTTTGCCTGCTTTGGCGAGAGTATAATCAGTTCCTTTTATGCACGCAAGGAAGCCTTCATTGTCTACTTTTAGAGTTTGTCCTGTCTTTAGCACATGTTTTTCAATGTGTCCGTAACTTTCAACAAATACAACACCATTAGTTTCTGCAGCGGTTACTGTAGTTCTGAACATCCCCTCATCATTGCCCCATGAGAATATCCCTTTGAACTTCAACGATCCAGATACTTTTATGTTAGATGATGCAGCAAGAAACGAGCCTGCAGATAATGTCCAAGTCTCTCCTGCTTTGATAGGGAGTGCAATGATATCTCCTGGTAATGGTGTGCTCAATGCAAGAACTGCACCCTTTGCATCCTCTCCACCAACAAAATAACTTGAGAAGAAAGACTCACCTGACAATGATTTCATTATCTTTCCAAAAATTCCTCCACCTTTCTTTGGTTTTTTCAATGTAAGAGAGATAGAACCGTCCATATAGCACATACTTCCACCATCTGCAATCACTACATCGTCCTTGTTGAGATAGAACTTAAGAAATGCATTTCCATGTGTTCCACCAATTTCATAATTTGGAATATTATGTTCAGCTCCATCTTTCAAAGGTGTCTTCCTCACCATACTCGTTTATAGTATATAAATAAAAAACACGGTAAAATTTGATAAGTGTTTCATATAATATATTGACACAACACTAACATAATGGATCACAAGCAACAAATCATTGCACTTTTCGATACTCTGGCTAAAAAGGAGATTGCTAACAAAGAGCCTTTCAAGGCCAAAGCTTACATGAATGTCATTAAAAATATCGTAGCATTAGATAAACCAATCAGGGAGTTTGATGATTTGAAAGGTGTGAAAGGTATCGGTGAGAAGATTAATAACAAACTTAAAGAATACTTTGAGACTGGCAAAATACAAGCTGTCGAGAGTGTCCAATCTGATAGTAAGGTTCAAGAGATGCAAGAACTTATGAAAATTCATGGTATAGGCCCTTCTAAAGCGAAGAGCCTTGTGGAGGAACATAACATTAAGAGTGTAGCCCAACTGAACGAGAACACTCATTTACTTAATGAAAAACAGAAAATGGGCTTGAAGTACTTTGCTGACTTTCAAGAAAGAATACCAAGGAAAGAAATGGATGCTCACAATGAGTATCTTGTAAAAAACATATTGTCCATAGACCCACAATTTACCTTTGAGATTACAGGGTCTTATAGAAGAGGATTGTCATCTAGTGGAGACATTGATGTATTGATAACACACAAAGATGATCCTGAAAATGTTGAAGAGCTTTTCAAGCAGGTATTACTGAAACTCAAGGCATCAAAGTATATCACTGACGTGTTCGCTGAGGGAGGCAAAAAGTGTCTTGCAGTATGTAGATTGCCACGAAGGAAGAAATATAGAAGAATAGACCTTCTATACACAAATAAAAAAGAGTATCCTTTTGCATTGTTGTACTTCACAGGCGATGCACAATTCAATGTATCTATGAGAAATCATTGTTTATCGTTGGGATACTCACTTAGTGAGCATGGTCTCAAAGACGATAAGACAGGACAATTCATAGACACAAGTGCAACGACAGAGGAGGATATATTCAAGTTTGTTGATTTACCCTACGTAGAACCAAGCAAAAGAAATACTACTTAGAGTAGTATATACGGTAGTATATTGGGAAATAACGTATGTGATAATATGCTAATGACTTTGGATTACTCCAACTGACAGGAGTTTTACTTTTTTCTTTCTTTACCATTTCTGGCATTGTGTGTTCTATTGTAGATGATTGAGAATATATATTTTGATGTTTTTGATGAAATTAAATGCTTGGAATGAACTCCCAGTTTAACTCTTCACAAATTTTCTTCCATATTTTGTCTTGCTCAAATGTTTTCTCTCGGCTTTTCAATGCTGGAAACAGATGAAGATACTCATCTCTCTCAAGTAGTTGTATGCACTTTCTTAATGTATAATTGTAGCTCAAAAAGTTTTTTCTGTTTTTTGGAGCATGCCTCAAGAATGCAGGCTGTATCATCTTGAACATAATACGTAATCTTTCTTCAACTTCAGGGTCAAAGTGGGGAATATTAATACCTGTTAACTTGTTTACTAAATGTATCAGATGTTCATAGTATCGGTTTAGTCGTAGTTTTTTCAGAATACTCCTTAGTTTTTTAGGTGTAAGTTCCGCCATGTTGGTTATTTTTTGTTTTTTGATCTCTAACAGTATCATATCATACACTTCTTGTGGGATATCAGTGGTTTCCTTCCCTTGAATTTGACTTATACATTCATTCAAGTGATTTATCCTCTTGTATGCAAAATATGTAATTTCTGTGTTAGATTGATGATACGAAGGTTTCTCGTGTTCAACAGTGACATGTTCAATAGACCCACAATCTTGACAATAGTTTATACCATCACTCCAAAGAAGACACATGTTTTTTGATGAACAGTACTTACAACACTCCTCCAGTTCTGTCACCCTATTTTCAGGCAAATAATGTCTGTCTATTGATGACATGTATCTGTCTAACAACGACGCACGATTGTCTGTTTGTGTTGTAGGCTCATCGCTTTCATTCGTAGATGATGGTTTGACAAAATATTTCAATATACTATTTGCAACATGTACATTGTTAGAAGAATCATCTTCATTTGAACCTTTCTCAATGATATCATAATACTTAAAGAGTGTATGTCCAACATTGACGTAATAATCAGTCTCGTTTAGTTGTTCAGTAAGATTGTCAATGTTTCTCTGAAGGTCTTGCTTTTGGTCTTGTAAGTGAATCAAAGTCTCAATTTGCTCATCTGTGATAGAGCCATCTCTTTTCAAGTCTTGTAGTGTTTCAATCTCTTTGTTGATTATCTTAATATCCTCTCTTGCTTTTTGTTGTTGTTCTTCAATCTCTTGTATTTCTGTGATCTTATTTGTGTGTTGCACATCCAATGTTTTCTTCACTGTATTTTGACTTTGCTTCACATTACGTTTATTCATAATCTATTACATTGAGATTTCTAAATGGGTCTTAAATGCCCACTTAACGAAACAAAATGACGGACACATAAACGAGGGTGGTTCTGATTGAAAGACACAATCATACACTGTTTTATCAAGCTATCCATTGTAGTCAAACTATATAAGGGACAATATACATTGTGTGCTAATAGATAAACGACGATAAACATGGTGCTTGAGAGGAATGAAATGCGATTACGCTTTTACATCGCTAAGTTAGAGAAGAAACTAATTGAAGAATATCAAGTACAAAGGGAAATTCAACAACTTGAGCTTAAAAAGAAATTAGCGGATCTTTATAGAAATGACAAAGAAGGGTATGAAAGGGCTTTAAAGTTTTCAGGTCTATATATTGAACCTGAAGAGAGACATGTTATTCATCAGCACCCCCTGACCAGTAAATTATAGAATTTTGTTTTTTATTACAGTTGCATACATATGTGAATACATAAAATTTGAAACCTTTACATGTCAATAATCAAACAACATATACTTGAATAGCATTACAACATATATTATAATATTGTAATGCCTTGTATCAAGAGGACGTCAGTCAAATTGTCATGTGGTCATACTGTTCATGTTCTAAATCCTGTTGTCAAAAATATCACAAAGGACACAGAATGTCTGGACTGTATCATGAAACAAAGTGTCACATTATATGGTAAAACTAAATCAATTTGATGTTACATCTCACAATACGGTTTTTTATTTGCCTCACTTCATTCATACATTGATGTTTGTGCATCTATAAAAAAAACAGAATGTCAATCAAGAGATGCAAGGTATGCCATACATTCTTGTTTTAGGGTTTCAAGTGGCTTCCTTTTAGATACAAAATCTTTCTTTTTGCAATTAGGGTGGCTTATGATTGCATATCCTCTCCTATCTTTCCAATCTACATACTTCACATATTTAGGTAGTTGTGTGCCGTCCACGTCATATCTTATAGCATTATCAACAAGAGTTTGTGATATTCTTTTCCTTACTTCATGTGTTTGCCTTGTTCTATTATTTAGCCCATTTGGCTCTAAAGTATCAAAGACATCAATAAAGTAATCTTGATAATGGTCAAGCACGTCCTTACGACAACATGCAATAACTTCTATATTCATATTGTCTTCTCCATACTCTTCGGCTTCTCTTAGTAAACTTGTATAACCAAACTTACGAGCATGACCAAATAATGTTGTATCTTTTTTATGATATAAAAGATGTGATTGACCTACAAATTGCTTACCAGAAGGACTTGTGATTATGTATATATGTCCGTAATGCTCGTGGGCGTTCTCATACTTCCGCTTTTGTCTATGGATTGCATCGATGACATCTTTTCTATTTGGAGGTCCATACTTTTTCGGAGTTCCGATGTATGTTTCTTTTTCTTTGAACTGCTCTTGAATGCTTATGACTGCTTGGAGTTCTTCATCACTTATAAGTCCTTTCTTATGTTGGATATGTGCAAGGAAGTATTGAAACTTTAAGGCATTCCATCCAGCACAACCGTATTCTGGACCAGTTGTTATAGAATGATCTGGACCATTAAACTCAATGCATACGAGACATACATTGTCTTTTGTATAACCTTTGGTCACATCTATCCTCTCTAATGATGCTGTCCACTCATTGTCAAGATAGGAACCAAACTTTAAAGGAAGCCCAGAATATGCACAAAGCCCTTTTTGTTCCTTATAGAGTTGTATTAGAAATTCAAAATCAATGTCATGCTTTGAACGTTCAGTATCTTTTTTACCTCTCATCTTTGCTGCATTCATAGAACTATGACACAAGGCAATCATATGTCCCCGTGGAGTATGTTTTGATATCTTTGCCCTAATGTTGGCGCATTTCCTACATACTTCACCAATCTTTCTGAAATCTTGAGTTTTCTTATAAACTTTGCATTGAGTGCATCTATAAAACACTTCTCCATCTTGTTCAATTTGTAGAACTTTGTCATATTTTGATTTTTTTGGTATCTTTGGAAAATCATTATCAACATTCTCAATGTTTTGATTTAGTATACTCAGCATGTCATCAATCTTTGCAAAGCTCCATTGAGACCTTGTATTAAATTCTAAACAACACAATACAGTATTGTCTTGAGTATAACCTTTGCTTGGGTCAATTCGTTCTAAGGAAACCTTCCATTCATTTTTACTGACTTGCATTTCAATATTTGAGTAATAACATCTTCCATTTTGTTGTTCCCACACACTTTCTAAAAATGCAAGGCTAATATCATGTTGTCCAGCATCAACACGTCCCTTTGCTTTTCTTTTTTCTGCACTTTTTTTGGAAGCATGAAACAATTGATTTAGATAACTTCTAAGAGAAACTTTTCTTGTGTTATTGTTATTGTCAGTTGTAGAATTCATATTTGCAACTTGTATTTTCAAGAATTTTGAAACATACAAGTTTTACAAGAAAAATAAAATTTTTATTTAAATGCGTTTTTGCTGAAAAAAAAATGTGACCTAAAATAAAACAACAATGGGAGGCGGACTTTTTTAAATGAGTCGAACAGCCAGCTACATCAATGGTTCCATACTTACCATTGGTGGGAAATAGTGGAAATGTATGGGTTGGTTTATTGCCAACATATAACTGGCTAGTGTTGTTGTTTGATACAACAATGCGATACCTTTTAATTGCGGGAAGTCCCTTAGAGTTCTTGTTACCACTTGCATGTTGTGAAATATGCAATACCAAAGCGAGATGCTTATGGCATGGTAAAAACACAAGAAATTGGGTAATCCGCAACCAATTGTTTTATTTACAAATAAAATAATGGTTCAGAGACTATTAAAAGGTAGGTTGATATGAACTAAAGATTCATATTGGCTTGAGATATAGTCCAGCCTTATAAGAAATTATGAGGATAAACTGATGCAACTTGTCGCGTGAAAGCACATTGCGCACAACAACCGACTGCTTGATAGGTGTGATAACACTTGTTGAGGAAAACAGTGTATCGGTTAGTGGTTGCTTTTGAAAGCAACTGCGACACTTATAAATTGCGGGAAAGTCCTTACAGTTCTCACTACCATTTTATAGAAGCAATTTTATAAAAGACCACGGTTAATTGCCGTATCCAATGGTAAAAATGTGAGAAATTGGACAATCCGCAACCAAATGTTTTATTTACAGATAAAACAAAGGTTCAGAGACTAAATATTAGTGGGGTGGGATTTTACAATTCCACTTTAAGATATAGTCCAGCCTATGAGGAAACTTATAGGATAATCTGATGGTGCTCAGGACGTATATTTGACGGGCAACCCGCAAATTACGTTTTTTAAGGTTTAGTTTAAGGAAGTGACGCATCCTTAATATTTGGCTTTAGTAGCTATTAAAAGTAGTTGCTAGTGGTTGCAATAAGCAACTGCAACACCGTCAAATTGCGGGAACACCCTAAAGACGAGAAAAATTGATAAATACTTAAAATGTTGCATTGTGTAGATATTACAATGGAGAGTAAACAATGTGCCAAGTGTAAAACAGTCAAACCATTTACAAGTTACAGTAGTGATAAGTCCAAATCAGATGGGAAATGCTCATACTGTAAGCAATGTAAAAGTGGCAATGACAAAAAATACAAAGAAGCTAACAAGGACAAGCTTAAACAAAAAGATAAGGAGTACTACAACAAGAACCAAGATAAGATTAAGGAGCGTGCCAGAGTTTGGTATGAAAACAACAAAGAAAGGCACCTATCAAGAGCCAAGTCATACTATGCTGAAAAGTATGTTGATATCAAGCAGACACAAAGTTTATGGAATGGTAAGAATGTTGATAAAATCAAGCAATACATGCGTGATTATCACAAACAAAGAGCCCAAACCGATATGAACTTTAGGATACGCCGAAATATAAGGTCAAGGTTCAAACATTGTGTCAAAGATCATCACACATTTGAATATCTTGGGTGTGAGTTGGACTTCTTTAAATCTTGGATAGAATATCAGTTTCCTAGTGATCCTTGTTTAAGTTGGGAAAATTATGGTGAATACTGGCAATATGACCATGTAGTCCCTTGTGCTTCATTTGATTTTACACAAGAAGAACACATAAAAGAATGCTTTCATTGGTCTAACATTCGTCCTCTGAATAAGTATGAAAACAACTCAAAAAATGATGTTGTTTGCGAACTTCTTATAGAGAGACACCAAAAAACAGTAGATGCATTTATCAATGAATATGGTGTACCAAGTGTATAAAGCAATTTATACATGGCAGAGACTAACGAACTCTGGTATGGTAAAAAACACCCGTATAGTGGATACTTAATCCAAAAATGGGCAATCCGCAGCTAAATGCTTTTTTTGCAAAAGCATAATGTTCAGAGACTAAATGTCGGTGGGCTTGTGTTAACAAGCTTAAGATATAGTCCGGTTTTGCATGAAAGTGCAAAGATAACCGCATTTATCGTCGTCACACTAACTTCTCCATGGAGTCCATTGAACAGACGTTTAATGGAAATGCCGATTGGGGAAAGAAGGTTACTTGCACCATTTCTCGTAATGGTGATCTGATCCACCGTATGTACCTGCGTGTGACCCTGCCCTCCGTGACTGTGGGCTCCAACAAGGGTTTCCGTTGGTTGAACTGGTTGGGTCACATTCTGGTGAAGAATGTTGAGATTGAGATTGGAGGCCAGCGCATTAACAATATCGGTGCGGAAAAGTATCAGGCTCCTATGCTTACTTGTGCAGCATAGGAGAAAAAACCTTTAGTGGTGCACAAGTCTCTGTGTTTCAGGCCAAAACACACTTAAAAGAGATTCCACAGATACTAGTGAGTATGTCAGAAAAAACTGAAAACATACTTGCAACGTTTCCAAACTGCGGGAACCCCCTAAAGCTTGAAATGGAAACTAAAAGATGCAACATGTGTGGAGAGGACAAAGCATTGGACATGTTTGCTCGTAATGGTAAAAACCTACGAAGTTACTGCAAACAATGTCGTTGTGTTCAAGAAGCTAACAGAAGAAAGGCTCATCCAGAAGAGTTCAAGGAGAAGGACAAAATGCGCTATGAAGCAAACAAAGAGGTGATCAAAGACAAAAACAAAAAATATCGTGCTCTAAACCGAGATGCCATATGTCGCCAGAAGAAAGCGTACTATGAACAAAACAAAGAGCAGATAAAGGAGTATCACCAACAGAACAAGCCTCATAGAAATGCATGGAAGAAAAACAAGACTCTTACTGACCCAGCGTTTAGAGTAAAAGAAAGCCTAAAAACAAGGATACATGATGTTCTCAAGAATATGAAAGCAAGTAAGACAAACCAATTGATTGGATGCTCTAAAAATGAACTTTTAGACTGGATAGAAAATCAGTTTGGTGTCGTCTACAGCTGGGAAACATATGGAGAACAGTGGCATATTGACCATGTAGTGCCTATAGCTTTCTTTGATGTTACGAATGCTAATGAGCAATTGTTATGCTTTAGTTGGACAAATCTGAGACCTCTCTGTGCCAATGAAAATCTTCAAAAATCAAACAAGATAGATGAAGTGGCAATAATGGCACATGTTCAGTTGTTGAAAACGTTTCCAAGGTACCAAGCCGACTATGAGAATAGTTGGTGGCGGAGATTAGAACTCCGGTATGGTAATAATCCACAAGATGACGAAGATTTTGAAAGTCTTCTAAAATGGGCGATCCGCAACCAAGATTCCACTTGATATGGAATATGGCTCAACGACTATATGGAAGCGGGTGTTGCAAATAAAGCAATGCTCAAGATATAGTCTAGGCTCATGTGAAAACATGGGATTTACCTGAGATAAGCACTACGGTGACTGGCTTCACATCTGGAACGAGCTGACCCAGACTGCTGGTCATCAGCTTGGTTATGCTAACATGGTTGGAAATGTGCCAAAGCTCACCTCCCTGGTGACTGGCTCAGCCACCGTGCCATCTGAGATTCTGTACATTCCCTTCGAGTTCTGGTTCAACAGGAACCCAGGTCTTGCCCTGCCCCTCATTGCCCTGCAGTACCACGAGGTGAAGGTGAACCTTGAGTTCCGTGATGCCACTGACTGCTTCTTCGCCGTCACTGACATGACTGCCAGCCCCATCGTGCCAAACCAGTCCGCCGTGACTGTTGGCTCTCTGGGAACCACCTCTCTGTTCGTTGACTACATCTTCCTGGATACCGATGAGCGCCGCCGCTTCGCTCAGGTCTCACATGAGTACCTGATTGAGCAGCTGCAGTTCACTGGTGATGAGAGCACCAGCAGCCTAAGCAACAAAATCAAGCTCAATTTTAATCATCCCGTTAAGGAACTTGTGTGGGTTGTGCAGGTTGACGAGCACGTCACTGCATCTGGAACTTCCTACAGGGACAACCGTGGTCTCCAGTGGTTCAACTACACCGATGCTTGGGATGTGTCCTATGCATCCGCTGGTGCTTTCACCTCTGGTGCCGCCCTCATCGGTAACTCCGATGTCTATGCCGGCTCCATGCCAGGTGTTGCCGCTGGTGGTGCCAACGGTGTTTACCTGCCAGTGTCCTTCGAGAACGGTACCAACCCCGTGTCTCTTGCTAAGCTGCAGTTGAACGGTCATGATAGGTTCAGTGAGCGTGATGGACGCTACTTCAACCTGGTACAACCATATCAGCATCACGAGAATGTGCCAAAGCAGGGTATCAATGTGTACTCCTTTGCCCTCAAGCCTGAGGAGCACCAGCCATCTGGCACATGCAACATGTCTCGTATTGACAATGCTACCCTGCAACTGACCCTGACAAGTGGTGCCGTTGCAAGTGGACGCTCTTGCAAGGTTAGGGTGTATGCAGTCAATTACAATGTTCTGAGAATTATGTCCGGTTTGAAACCCAAAGCTGGAAAAAGCTACACGCTACAACACAATAAGAAAAGTGTTGTAGGAAAACGTTTAGTAGCTAGTAAGTGGAGGTTGTTTTGACAACCAATACCACTTGCGAAATCGCTTGTTGATCGGGGAAGCCCTAAAGCCATTCACTCCAAGGTTGCTTGTGAAAACAACAACTGGCTGAGATTAAACTCAGGTATGGGAAAAGTTGAATGGATTGTGATGAAATCACTAATGGGTAATCCGCATGCTTATCACCTAATTCCAAAAGGCTTGGATATGGTGAGGCGTCAGAGACTGAACGGCGATTGGTATGCGTTAAAAGGTTTAGCCAACCTTTGCATGCTTAAGATACAGTCCGGCTCTCATGGAAACATGAGAGAACCACCGATGGGTGGTCTTAACGCTAGGACCAAAAAGCAACAGTTCATAACAAAGCGAGCAATTGTTATGATAAATACTTTGTACGCCTCGCAACAAATGCGTCAGTTGCTAGTGGTTGTGAAAAACAACTGCAACATACCTTGTTGTTCGGGAAACCCCTTACAGCCTTTCTTACCAAGGATGCACTGGAAACATGTATCTGGCCAAGAGCAAAACTTGGGTATGGTAAAAATAGAAAGGATTGGGCAATCCGCATGCTTACTACCTAAACAAATGGTAGGGCGTCAGAGACTGAACGGGTATGGGTATTGCAAACACATGCAATGCTTAAGATACAGTCCACTCCTCTGGGGAAACTCAGAGGTTTTAAGGTGCTTACAGCAATTAAGTTATCATTCTTATTATACTATAGAGGCTCCACCACGTGGCGGAGTCACGAATTATTTTTCTAGCATCATAAACGTTGTATCGTTCACGATGTCCAACATTTATTTGTTAAACTTGACCTTGATTACAAGATGATAACGCTACTAATAAACTATATAAGATTTGCTTAACTTATCCTTACAAAATGGAGCCAACACAAGAGTTTGAACAGTTGTTGCTATCACGGTTCACCACTGATGAACAACGGATATTCGTAAAACACTTTCAAACATACTTGAAATATGGAAACAATTATACACAATTTGTTCTTGATTTTGATGAAGTGTATGAATGGCTTGGCTTTACACACAAACACCATGCAAAGCGTTTGTTGGTAAAGAAACTTGAAGAGAATGTTGATTATGTTATGACAAGTTTGCTCACCTCTGAGGGTGAGCAAAGTATTGGAAGGCAGGGTGGACACAATAAAAACATCATTAAGCTGACCGTCCCTGCATTCAAGGCTTTCTCAATGTTATGCGATACCGATAAAGGCAAACAAACAAGATTATACTACACCAAAATGGAAGAAATCTTCTTCTCATACATGCAAAAACAGCATGAAAAAACAGTTGATACAATTATAAAAACCGCCAAAAAAGACAAAGAGAGAAGATGCCATGAGATACTTATGCGTTCATTTGCAAAGATGCCTTGCGTCTATATTGCTAAGCTTTACGAAGAAGACGATTTGGTGAAGATTGGTGAGACAGACGACATGTTTGAGCGTGTCAAAACATTGAAGAATGAGTATAAAGTTGCAGATGTAATCATTTTGGAGTGTGTTCCATGTTCGGATCCTCGTAGATACGAGCAATACATCATTAAACAACACAGTATGATTGCGCCGAGAAGGATAGGGACAACAGAGTTTATAAAACTTGATGATACATTGACATTGGATAAACTGATTGATATTGTGAGAAGAAACAAATACACCTACGCGGATGGTAATGTGTCTGACAAAGATATAGTTGACAAAAAAGAAACAGCCTTGAGTGAAGAAAGATTATACTTATACAAAAGAATTGCTGAAGCTACTGACATGGAAACAAGGAGGTTTTGGGAGGACAAACTCAACAATGTATATGAAGCTTTCAATACATCAACAAAGCAAGAAGATGCACCATCAACATCCAATGCACATGTCCATTCATATCGTAGAGTTTATCAATATAATCCTGACGACTTATCTAATCCTGTTGCAGAATACATAAGTCTCAAGGAAGCAGCACGGTCTTTCAATAATCATAAACTACATGATCATCATGTTCGTGAGGCTTGTTTCAACAATACACTACTTGAAGGATTTCGTTGGTATTTTGTTGACAATGATACTATTAAACCAGAAACCATACCTGCAACTTGCGAAGTCGAGACTAAACTCACAAAACGTCTTGGTTTGATTGCACAATTGAATACCGATGGAACAGAAATAAGGAATATTTACACATCACAAAGGGAAGCAGCTAAAGCAGTAAAACTTACAGATTGCTCCATAACGGTCGCTTTGTCTAGAAACACGTGTTGTGCAAAATCAAGATGGAAAATGTATGACGATTGCGACGAAACACTAAAACAAACGTTCAAAGGAATCGTTCCACAGTACAAAGCACCTGAAACATGTAATAAAAAAATTCAAAGACTTGACGCCAATACTGGAAAGGTCTTAGAAACATATAATTGTTTGCAAGATGTCTGCGCTCAATTTAGGACTTGTCATAAGACGTTGAAGAAAAAGAGTGAAGATGGTTCTACATACAAAGGGTACAAATGGCGTGTCATAAGGAATAACACAAATACTTGATTATCTGTTGGTAAGTTATTGAATGGTTTTTTTTCATCATCAAGCATGCTTTATACTAAATGAGATTGCTTTGGTGTAACAGTGATTGTGCAACTTGATATTTTACTTGAGATATAGTGAGTTGTTCATTTTGTATGCTATGCAATTTTGTTTTCAGTTTTGAAAGTCGTCCTTGAACTTGATTCTGGACAAAGAAAATATTGTTTATGTTGTGGTTACAACATGTCTGTCAATTTCCACTCCAAATATACTTAAAATTTGAATTTCACAAATACATTCTGCATGATGCAACGACAAAATGGCTGGATATGTTTATCTCATCAAAATGTTTGTTTCCAACGACCAAGATATTTTCAAATTTGGTAGAACCAAGCGGAAATTCATGGATAGATTTCATGAATATCCAAAAGAAGCACAGCCAAAAATTGAGTTGGTTTTATGGCATGAAGATATTCAGACTTTCGAAACTGAAGTTCTTCGTGAGTTTCGAAATGTTTTTAGGGAACGTAAAGATCTTGGGTATGAATATTTTCAAGGTGATGTTGAGAGAATGAAACAATTGATAGTTGGTCACTACACTCCGTCAATCGTAACCAATAGTGTTAGAGACATGTTAAGTTTGCTTGTTGAAAAGCACATCACGTTAGAGGTCAAGGTGACTACTATGAATAACTTGATTGAAATGTTCGACTATGATGTAATCAAAAAAGATATTCTGGATTATCTTGATTCTTGTACACTTATTTCAGATTACATTGAGGATTACGTCAATATTACTGTTTACAAGGAACAGTTGGAAAAGTTGGTGAACGATCTAGACAAACTTAAAGGCATTATAGACGAAACCGCCAGCTCTGGTGAAGTAAACGAAATAAAGATGCAAATGAAGGAATTGGAGGAGCAATTGAATGCTTTGCAAGAAACATACGTTTCTGACGATTGCTCAATGACATCATCATCAATACCAAACAGTAGTTGTAATGACACTGAACAAACTACTTTAACAGCAGACAACCTAGTGCAAGAAGCCATCGCGTTTCACAAACAACATAGTCTCACAAGCACAGACCTTATTGAAACAATACAAGAAATGCTTGACAGCAAAATATATATTTTGAGTGAAGATTTTACTAAGTTCAAATTAGATTTCGATGAAGCTAACACATTGTTCTTGTGTGCAATTGCACCAAAGACAATCAAAAAAGATGCATTACAAAGATTGTTGTTCAAGAGTGTTACTTGTGAGGATTTGTAAATATACACGATTGGTGGTTGTGTCTCATGTGAGTGTATTATTATTGTTTTTACTTCAACGATTTGTTCAACAGAATACAATACCTTTCAATACGAAAGGGCAGTGTTCCTCAAACCTGGTAACACCAGCTTGGATACATACATCATACACCTATATAAACATGAAAGTTGAAATCAGCGAATGCATTTTATTTCTTCAATGTAAGATTTCTTCTTACTGTGTGTTCGCAATGCTCTCAATGTACTTGTATATTCTGCTGCAACAGATTGAAATTTACACTGTTCGTGTTCAGTAAGTGCTTCTGTTGACCTCTTTGAAAATAATTGGGCTACATCTCTGAGCATATCATGAATGTCTTCACTTAGTTTGATGCTAATTTCCCTGTCAGAAAGGTGCTTACAATCAGGGAATACAGCCAGAAATAGCTTAGCAACATCGTAATCATTGCCCATTTTTGCTCTGTTGATGTACTGCAGGATATCATCAGAATCCATTACAACGTATTCTTTTTTCCTTCTTAGGAAAATCTCCTTAAATGGAAATTATTAAAGCTAGAACCATGAAACAATCATGACATTCAACAGGAAAAAAACAATTGTTGATCTCAGAAACAATATACTAACTGTAAACAACATTTACTATACACTTAATGCATTTGGTTGTGTTGGTGCAAGTCCTTTTTGTGACAAGATGTCGTTTGAACAATAATTGTTTTATATTGCATTCTTGTATTGTAATGATATCATATCCATTAAAGCAGTCATTCATTGACTATTTTCGACTTAATCAAGTAGACGACACAATGAACATATTCCAGTTTCAGAAGTTTCTTTACAAGCAATTAAACAGCGTCGTTAACCTGCAAAAGAGAGCTTTGGATATATGGGACACTTTTGTTTTGTCAAACAACAATTTCTTTGATATTCCAGAACAAATGGCAAAAAAAGATGTGATTCAGCAACATCGAGAAGACATCGCAAATTGCAATAACATATACGAGATAGTTGCCATATTCACTTGTGTTGGTGTTAGTCCTTATTGTCATAAGTGTTGAGAACTTGCAATTAACTCAAAGGGAATTACAAATTGTTGCGTAAGTTCTAATTATACACTGAATTCAACAGTGCAGTTTATGAATGTATATTCATAAAAGATAATTGTCGTTCGTTTCAGTTTATGTTTTTTTACAACCATACAAAATAACGAGTATGTCAGCATTGCTTATGGTAACACAGCAAACCAAGGATTACTTCAGTATACATGATAACAAACTTACACAATGTATGCTGAAACAGTACATTGAGAATGCAGTACTGCAATGAGAAAACCCAAAGCAAAAAGCATTGGAAATCTGGGATTTATTCATTCCACAAAATGTTTGGTCTGTTGTACCACCAGAATTTTCAACAAAAGAAAAGCTTCAAGAATATAGAAAGATTATTGAGACATCAGACAATGCAACACATTACATATTTGCATTTTGTCTGATAGGTTTTAGTCCATTCTGGTCAAAAAAATCTACAAGACAATAAGATTTTCAGAGTTCCATGACCGTTTATAGTGTGCGAACCAATCGATCGCACAGTGAAAACACATAATATTTTTGTGCGTCTGTCAATCTGCTATATTGTGATGGCTCTGTTTTGAGCACCAGTTTTTTATTAGTTGCATTTTCCAATCTCAACTTCAAAAAGTCTTTTGACCCCTGATTGGGGTCTGCAATATACTTCTTGAGATTTGAAATATCTCTATTGATATCCTTGATGATCTCTTGTTTGTATTGTTTCAAGGCATCTCCACACTTTGAATGCACTTTCTGCACGAAGTCAACAACATAGGGATTCAAAGTGAACTCTTTCCATAACTTCTGCATTTCCACGTCATACTTCTTGCGTTTTGCTGCTTCAACCTTAGTGCCGAAATTACTATACTTGTCCGATAGAATTGAGTCGGTTTTGTGTAGTTCTTCGACCAATTTTGCTATAGTGCTGTTGAGTCTTTTGTTTGTCATATGTGACTTCAAACACAACACCAGATTTCTTATAGCTTCTTGTTTTCGTGTCATATATTATAGAAACAGATACTTATTGAAATGGGTAATCTGGTTTGAAGTAACAAAATACAGAGCGTGTCAATGTAGTTTTTCAACCCAGTGTCAAATTGATATTGACTGTAACATTCACGGACACATTAACAGTGCTGCTGGCAGGCATTTCTGTGTATAACTTCCAACACATCTTCCCATTCACCAGTTTAGCAACATAGTCCATCTCATCCGCACCTTTGTAAACGTCATTTTCAAAAACATACTCGATAGGAATCGTTGGATATTTACGTGCTGGTTTCCTACGAGACTTGTTTTTCTTCTTTACAGGACTATCCTCCTCTATACAAACCCAAGTCATAACACCATCAACATACATTGCCGAATACATTTTCCCATCCATTCCCATCTCAGTGTCGAACAGGTTTGCAAACATTGCGTCTCTTACCACACACATCGTGGAACTCTTGTGAATACTTTCACTTGCGAATGTAATACTGATATATATTGTGATATACATGATAGAACAATCAATTTTAATGTAATATCTTAGGTTTGCAGAGTTTTTTTAGCGTTAGATAAAAGACACATTTGTCACGAACAATGAAAACTACTTTGACATACCAAGTACATACGACATGCATGAAAGAGTAAAAAGAATGCGACAAGAAATAATCGAACAAAACAATAGGGTGTAAGCCAATTTTGTGATCCATGGAAGCGTGTCACTTCAACTCATCAATCCACTTCTCAATAGAGTAGTTTCCTTCCATATTGAGATAGAAACGATAGCGATCAGCATTACACTTCATGTTTATTTTTTTTTGACAAGGCTCTCTTCTGCTGAAGAGTTCAAGGTATGACATTCTTGAGATGTGAAAATTCATTTCTTTCACCTTACTCACCAAAAGATCTATTGGTTGATTGAGATGATGAATTTTTAAGTTGGTTTTCAACACTTCATACAATTCCTTCTTGGATATACGAGGACGATTTACACGTCCATCATTCTTATCGATTATGCCTTTGGACAAGTCTGGATCTTGAGCAAGTTTATTGACAAGATCAGCAACAAAGACATTCAAATCATCTTCAACATTGATGTTCAAGTTAGTGTTTGCCAACTTGAACAAGTCAAAAACAACAGGATCATTTAGTGATTGAACATTGTACATCTCGATAACTATTGATAATTGCTTATGCGAGTGAGTTTCGATAAACGCCTTAAGTGCTTGCAATCTATGTTGCCCATCAATAACTTTCATATCATTTTCACCATCGCGGACAACTTTCAACGTTCCAATCAAGTGTGGTTTGTCTTGTTTACATAGGCCGTTATATATATTGTCAACATGTTCTTGATTAAGTTTTCTGTTGAAGCTCCATACATCTAATCTTGGAACTATGTTAGGAACATTGAACTTGTACAACTGCATTTTTATATCATGAAAGACCATCTGCGTGTCCAAAAGTACACCAAAATCATCAACATCAAAAGACGCATAACTGCTAACGGATTTCATTGAAGACATGATATGTGTATGTTTCCAAAGTAATAATTCACTCTAAAGCACGTATTATCATACAATATTGTCTCTTTTCAAATTTTTATTCAATATATATTATGGTGTATATTGCAAACCACAACCACGTATCATGCTGTTGTTGGGAAGTTGAATGTTGAAATACATGCATGGTATTATTGAGACTCACAAAGGTCGTCACAAAGGCGTCACAAAGGTTAAGTAATTGTTTTACATTTTGGGCAAAATATATGTTGCAAGACATATGTTGCTCATTATGATTGATAGATTTAATGCAAACGAGGTTATAGCGCTAAAAAAATATCAATATACATTATAAAGATAAAGCAATGGACAGGTGTGCTATCAAAAAGTGTGCGCGTGAGTTGAAGAACATTGAGAAGGCTTCTAAGCAACTTCAAGAAGACATCAAGAAGGTGATGGACAGACACCGCGGCAAACCTATAAATGAAAGTTCTTTGTTGAAACTTGGAAAGGAAACCGAGAAGATCAAAAAGTCTTTTCAAAAGCTGCCTGAGGCAAAGAAGCTTACGGCATGCATCAAGAAGAATTGCAAGGCTGTGTCTGCATCCAAAAGAAAATAAAAGTCATTACGGATAATAAGTCGAAACAAAATGCGTTTAATTTATGCGTTTAATGTAATATAACAATCGATGTCATACAATGCGTCAGGACCCATCCACATGTATGATGAAAATGCATACATTCGTGTAGTAAATGACACAACAAATACCGTCATCAACTATGTCAAAGCCAGTCTTCTAATTCAACGCGACTCTGCAAACCGTTTCCTTCTCAAGAACGATTCTTTTATCAACTATTACAATTATACAGATGTGGCAGACCCTGTGTCAACAGACATAGATGATCTCATCACAACACTCACTTCGTGGAATGCAGGACAAGTTGGAATTTCAGGAACTGTTACAACGCACATTAGTAATACCTCTGTGCCTGTAACTATTGAAAACACACCAATAGTATCTGTGTCAGGTACTGTCCCTGTGTCACTTCCCATTTCCTTAAAAGATCAGTTTTCAAGGCTGAAAGTGTCTCATCCATCTACAACTATACTCCATATCAACTCATCTTATGATAAAGGTTCATCACAAATTGCAGAACTTGCATTCAATAATGCATCAAGTTCGTATGATCCAGGAACAGGAACGGTTGAGATGTATGTCACGACCGACTCTAATTCACGCATTATTCGTCAAAGTAAACTGTACACACAACATGTATATGGTTCAACAAGCACTGCTGTTGTGAGTGGAATGCTAATTGACAATGTAAGCTCAAATGGTGTAGTATCAAAGATAGGTGTCTTTGATGACTTTTATAACAATGATTCGGGTCAAATGATTGGCAATGGTATGTTTTTTGAATGGAATGCTGGTCTTAATGTCGTATATCGCACTATCAATGGTGGGACAACTCAAGACTATTCCGTTGCACAAGCGGATTGGAACATTGATAAATTTGATGGCACTGGTCCATCGGGTATCAATTGGAATATAACCAACATGCAAACATTTGTGTTTGAATGGAATCAAGCCATCCCTGGCTCAGCCAAATTGGGTATTTTTGGACACAGAAATGACACAAATGAAGATTGTATTGTGTGGTGTCATAAGTTCGCAACAGCACCAAAATTTAGTAATCCTTGTCTCCCAATAAGGTGGGAATTACATGCACCTACATCTCTTAGTCAAGGAAGAACAATGGTTCAAGGACCTGCAACAGTCTATACCACAAAACAAATACAGGAACCAAATGTGATCAATCAAGCAGGATTAGGGGGAAACATGGTGATGCTAAACTCTCCCAGCACAAAACCTTTACTTTCTATTAGGTTGAGGTATGGTTGTGAACGTGCAAAGCTCAAACCAAGAAGCATGCAAATTGCAAACATTGCAGGAGGAGGTTTTGGATATTGGTCTCTGGTACTGAACCCTACTCTCACTGGTTCATCATTCACTGATCATAACACTTCAAGTTCATATGCCGCAGTGGATGTATCCGCAACAGCATATTCAAATGGTAGAGTTATCACATCAGGATACATTTATAATGCATCCGTGCAAACAATTGACCTTGAAGATCATGATATCACACTGCCACAACTCGTAATTTTTGAGGGGTTTTGACCACAGGAGGCACAACCCGTGAAGTGGGAACCATTGGTGGACAGGCTGTAACATTATTATTATTATTATTATATCACACTATTGAGTGATATTGAAGGAATAGCAGATGTTCTAACTCTATCAGTCACAAATATAAATGGTGTCTTGAATGTGTCAGGGGCAATTGATTGGTATGAGCAACCGTAAACGCATTTTACTTCCTTACGTTTAACTTTCCACGAATATGACTGCGCACCACTTTTTCTATGAGTTGCTCCTTGCTTAAGTTATTCTCTGTCTGGATACCTTTCACTTTGAGATAGGACAAAAGTTGTTTCTTGCTTTTTGTTTTTAGAAACGTCCTTATCTCTTGTTTATCCTTTTGTGTCAATTTTCTTGTTGCAGGTCGTCCACCTATATTTTGTCCTCCTACATTTTCTATTTCTTCTGCATTTTCCACTTCTTCTACTTTCTCTGCAAGTTCTAAAAATGTTTTGTTGTCTTCTTTGAAGTTATCGATGTCTGCAGCATATTTCGCTAATTTCAATTGTTTTGGCAAATATACATCATATGCAAACTTTTTTTGTACCGCTTGAACTAACTCAATGATTTTCTTACGTAGTTTTTCCTTTACATTGTCAGCCATTCCTTTACAGAATGCCATTCCAATAGGTTCAACAATGTTCTTGTCTCCTTCTTTGAAAATCATTATTCTAACAACACATGTATTGAAAAAACATTCACGATTGATATTATCAAGCAACCATTTCTCGTGTTCTGCTTTGGTTCCATTATAAATTTTTTTTAATATCTTTATTTTCAAGTCTTTATTGTCTTCGTTGTCTTCGTTGTCTTCGTTGTCTTCATTGTCTTCATTGTCTTCTTCAATGTCGTTTGTTACCACTACGGCCTTTAAGATAGGTGTTGTTATACTATATTCAACATATTCATCAAGTATATCCACATAGTAAACTGCATCTGGACGCAAATTTACTTTGTGTACATCTGGTGCAAATTTGTTTACCAGGTTGTCAATGAACGCAACCATTATACTTTATATTGATAAAAATACATTCTACCCACACAATCAAAATGTATGGACAACAAGAAAAAAATTGTTGATTATAGTGATTGCATCACATAAGAATGTATAACCAAAACTCAAGCATTGAGGTTCTTTCTGTGGTACAAACGTGCAAATTGTTTTGAAACAATATAAGGACAAGCATGGCTGTCATAAGCAATATATATCATGTCGTTTTGCCCCAAAATGCTGAGACTCCCTAGAACACGTGAAGTTGTATTTTGTGCTGTAGGAGTGTACACACTACGGGTAATAACTTGCCCACCTAACCCACCACCAGAACCGCCATGTATTTTGACGGCACTTGACATGGCTCGCCGATACATCAAAACTCAGGGAAGACAAGATGATTAGTGCGCATCACTATCGTTTCACAAATCTTTTAGAGTGTTTCTACATTAAACTTGGGACACTCTAATTACCTGAACTCGCTTACCCAGTTTTGTATTTGCGAGTCGGTTCGTAAGGTTTCATCTTACGTTTGTTATAAAAGTTCAAAGTCCTTCATT